TATATGAAATCCAGTGCTATCTTGATAAATTTCTGTTGTTCTTACTGCACTTGAAGTAAACTGAGAAATTTTTAATTTTTGTCCCGATATAACTGAAAGATTAGCGCTTGTTTCAACAGGATCGGTTAATGTTAATAGCCCAGAGGTTGCACCCAACCCACTAGCATTAATAGTTCCTGAAAAAGTGGCATTACCTGCGGTATTTATGCTTAAGGCGTTAATTGGCGTACCTGCTACCTTTGTTCTAATAGTGAAGTTACCGTTAGGATTATATATAGAATAAAGATCAAGAAAAAAACCGCTTCCACCTGCATGATAAAACTCTGCTCTATTTGGATTTGTCTCGTTACCAGCAGATATTATTGTTTTTGCACCATTCAAAACAGAAAACTTGTTACCACCTATTAATTTTAAATTAGCACTTCCCCCAAATACTCCTGAATTATTAAACTGAATTTCTTCATTAGAACCACCAGGAGCGCCAGAAGCAAGGCTTAAAGACTCTATCTTATCGTAAATAGCGTTTTTAGTAGGTACTTCTGTGTTTCCATCCCACCCTATACCATAAGCAGAATCTGGTACACTTATTGTCCCATCGGATTTTACAAAGGATAATGCAACACCACTGCTATTTTGCCACTCCACTAAGTTACCTGTTTGTGAAGTAGCCCCTTTTAAAATTAATGGGATATTAGAAGCGCTAGGAGAAGTAATTGTTACCCCATTATCCCAAACTAAATTAGAACTTCCATCAAAAGCACCAGAGCTATTAAACTGAATTTGCGTATCAGCACCGCCAGCACCAGCACTAATATTTTCATTTTCCCATCTGTTTAAACTGCTATTATAAATTAAAGCTTGTCCATCAGTAGGAGAAGTTATTTCAACATGATGGTTTTCGTTTAAATCCGTTCCTGTCTGAATCCTAATAAAAATAGTTCCATTGTTTGCGTGTGAATTAATCACAAATGCTATTGGAAGCTTTAGATTAGGAGCTTGAGGTTTAGTGGCTGTAAAACCACCTGCAACACTCGGGTCACAAAATAAAACAGCTCCTTCAGAAAAAGAGCTAGTATCTAACCCTCTAACCTTACCGAATGTAGTAACCTTCCCATCTTCACCATCTGGAATAGTCTCAGTAGCAACGCCTAATAAATACTTAGGCTCAATACTCCCATCCGCTACCATTGGAGCAACTGTTATTCTACCACTAGTACCTAGTGTGCCAGTAGCCATTACAACTGTTCCGTCTGTTATAGTGCTACCCGTCTGGTTTTTAACATGGATATGTATCTCTTGTCCTACCTGTAAAGTAGCACCATTTTGAATTAAATCTAATGTTTCTTCGTCAGAGTTCCAAGCAACTTTCCCTTGCTCTCCTGTTGTAGTAAATTGAACAGAATTAACAACTAAATCACTGCTCCACTCAACATCATAGTCATCTGCGCTTGATTTTACTAAAACTTGACTAGTAGTGCCACCCTCTGGTGCGCCTTCTACTCTATCTAATTCACCTGTAAATTGATTAATTTTATACTTCATTAGACTCTAGTTACAGTAGATAAATTGTTACTTGCATCATAAGTGTATGTTACAGTAGCAACTGTAGTTCCTAACGCCCCACCAGTTTTATAGGTTATTGTCTCTACTTCACCCACCCCATTACCACTAGCAACATAAGTAATTGCATAATAATCGTATGGAAATGGAACTAATCCACTTACCATATGCTGATATTCTATACCGCCTACTGTTTCTGTAGCTACAGGCTTAACCTCGTCATAAACCTTTTGACCTACCTTATCAATTCCTACATCTATAGACATTAGTTAGCCTCTACTGTTTCTGCTACCTTAGTTCCATCTGGCAATGTTCTTAATACTGTTGTTTTGTTACCACTTGGCATAACAATATTAATCGGTTGTTCACTTACTGGCTTATCTCTCATAACAGGGTCATTACTCATCTTAATTAATGCCTCTGCTTGGTCTGCTCTTATCTTTTCAGCTTTTAATTGAGTTTCCATATCTAATTTAGTTCGTTGTAAAAGTAGATTTTGCTCTGCCTTAAACATCTCTATTTGTTGCTGTGATATTACTTTTTGTTGTTCAATTTGACTCTTTTGAACTTCTAGCTGTTGAGTAAATTGCTGTTTTTGAGTTTCTATTTGCTGCTTAAACCCTTGCTCTTGTTGCTTCATCTGCAATTCTACCTGCTTAAACTGCATTTCTTGCTGATTCTTCATCATTTCAGGGTCTGGTTGTGGAGGCATTTGCATAGCTTGCTGTTGAGCTTCCATAATATCACTAAAAGCTTTCTCTATAGAAGATTCTAAACCACGCCCTGCTTTAGCACCTCTTACCATAAAATTGAGACTTTCAGCCATAACTGGCATTAATTCAGGCATTGATTGTCCTATTTGCATAGTCATATTAAGAGCATTAGTAAATGTATTCATAAATTCAGTTTTTTGCTCTCTTTCTAACTGTTTATCAATTGCTACTGTAGAATCTGTTTCTATATCAATTCTAAATGTTCTAAGTACATCATTTCTTAATAATTCTATAGCAGCATCAATATTTACTACTATTCCTTCATCAGTTTGCGCTAATTGCTCGGCACTTGATATTAATTTAATAGTTTCAGGCTCAAATTTCTCTGCTATAATTTCAGCTTTTAATGCAATTATGTCCTTAGCAAACCTTTGAATTTCTGCTTGCCTATCAGCTAATCTCATAGTAGCAAATTGCCCTTTGATTTGTTGCGCTGTTGCAGTTTCAGCTGCATTACTATGCCCTCTGATAATATCTGATACACCAGTAATCTCATATATTTCTGCTTTCAATTGGTCACGTATTTGATAAAGGCTAGTTAAGGTATTAATTACATCATTCATTGGAATAAATTCTATAGCATTAGCTAATCCACCTTTTTGCCTAAATGCACCATAATTTTCTACTGGTATTAACCTATTTTCAGTATTTCCCTCTATTAAACTACTTAAATTGCCAAACGCTTTATCGTATACACCTGCTAATTTTAAACTGTTTGTTAATAAACTAATTCTTTGACTTACCTCATCTAATTCATTTGACTGGTCTTGATAATACAAGAAATCAGCTATAGGCATTAAACTGTCATTTGTAACAGTTGCAAGTAATGGTTTAGGACAAGGAAAGAAATCTGTTAATCCTAATGGGTCTTTCATCTCATCTAATAACCCTCTAGTATATTCTAAACATACCCAATAAGCTTTTTTTGTCTTTTTACACCATATCTCCCAAATTTTAGCCTTTCTAAAATCTTTTGACTCATCATCTGTTACATGCTCACTATCTGCATGGTTTCTCTTTAAATCCTCTGCTATATCTTCACCAAATCTTTCAGCTATTTCTTCTTTAGTTAAATATACACATCTTGCTACCCAACTTACTTCAGACCAACTTCTAGCTGTACTATGTAAAAAATCCTTCCAATTTACATAATCACACTTAACTTCCTCATATTGTAATGTTGAATCAGTAACATAATAACCATCATCATCTTTTTCTGGCTTATCATATACATTACCCTCATCATCTGTATATGTAGTTTCCCCTTCCTTAACTTCCTCTGTTAACTGTACCCTTTCATCCTGATAATACGGCTCATATCTAACCCACGCTTGCCCTCTACCAGTTATAAGCACATCATCCCTACATTGCTTAATCATATCATCAAAATTATAGCTATCTAAGGTAAATGCTGTAGCTCTCTCTAGTATTTGACTTGCTGTCCTTCCTACTGGATCTTCATCCTTATATCTTCTTACTACCTCTGGTTTTGGCCTTCTGCTATATAAAGCAGGTTGCAATGTCTTAACATTACTCCAAAATATATGATAAGCTCTATCACTATCAGTATAATTCTGCTTATTATACTTAGCATCTTGCAAACTAAAATTATCAATTAACTTTTGACCTTTACTTATAAACTGCTTATGCTCCTTTTGAGCTATCTTAATCTGCTTAGCCCAATATACACACTTTTTATAACTTGTCTTTTCTTTTTTTGATTGCTTCATATTCTAGAACGCTGATTTGAATTGTTGTTAAAATTAAATAAGTCATTAACTGTTATCTTCTCAATTCCTGGCTTAATATAGTTAATTACTTCCTCTGGCTTCTCTTTAACACTAGCCCGACTATTGACTCCATACCTTAGTGCATCTGCTAAATGATCTTCTGCATCCGTATCTAAATCTTCAGGATGCCTTCTATCATGCTGTAATGCTGGTAATGTCCTTATTAGATTAATGCATGTACTAAAGAAATACAATGTAGGTTTTTCTCCATCTCCATTCAATCTGCTTCTTATATTCTCCCATCCTGCTAACCTTACATTATCAGCCCTTTGAAAATTTACCCCATTTTTAAAGAATTTCTCACCTATAGATTCTCCACCTTCCTCTTTAAATATACTAGGGTCTGCAACACTATAATCAATATTATGAACCGTTAACTTCCTTATCTGCTCTGCAACTTCCTCAACTGATAATTTTAAACCTTTGTTTGGTTTATCTGCCATTGTATATAATTCTCTATATACTATTAAACTACCTCTTGGAACTATGCTATTCTCTGTTGCCATAGCAAACCATAAACATGCACTTGGCGCACTCGAACCCCAGTCAAACGACCTAAACTTGAGCCAATGCTCTGGAATCTTAAAAGGCTCTAATACATGATTTTCAACACTAAATGTATCAAAGTATGCTCCCTCTATGACATCCCAATCACCATACAACCAAGCCTTAACTAAAGCATCACTTCCTACACCTTTTAGCCTATCTATATAAGTGGGGTCATTCTCTAATAAAATAGCGTTATCCCATACTCTAGAAGGGATATAACAAATCTTAGCCTTAGTCTTTTCATCTACTCTTAATTTATAACCAGTTGGCGCATGTTCTATGAAATATTTCTTAATAAGTTGATGCCCTGCTCCACCTGGGTTGGCTGATGCTCTTAT